ACCCTAGTTGGGTACATTTATTCACGTGTTTTTTCATTCGACCAGCTTACTTAAGTTGCAAGTTGCGAGAATCGGTAGTAAAAGAGCAATAGGAGTCCCTAGGCGTGGAAAAAAATTCTGGTATAAATCCATTTGAGTTGTTTGGACGCATGTGTGTGTTACTGGATTCTGCGCCCTTGTATCGAGAACAAAGTATCAGGAACCTTGGCTATCGGTTCATTCCTGCTGTTCAGCATGGCAAGGTTCGTTATTATTTTCGCGACAACAATTTAACGGCTTTTGTGACGTGGGCATATTTAACTCATGACGAGGCTGTGACAGGAAGTTATAATGGGAACGAAGTTTTTTCAAGAACTGAGGGTGATAGATTATGGGTTATGGACATGGTAGCCCAAGATAGTGTACTGTATATATGCAGAGACATGTACAAGTATTTAGCAGAGGTCAATCCTACCCATGATTATTGTTACTGGAGGCGCGGTGACAGGATTGGTTGGGGCAAGAGGAGGTTAACACATGGGTGAAAAAAAAGATTCTGGTAGCAAGGATGCGGATAATTTTGGTGCTGAGTTTGGCACAGACCAATCGGCAGCTCAACGTCAAGCAGCAATGAGGCGCAATGAGGCGGTTCAAAGAAGTAGAAGCAGGGCGGGGGATGACCGAGCAAGCGGCAGACCAACACCTGTTCCTGTTGTTACTTCACCAAACAATATTTCAAATCGTGATGTTGCTGTGCTTCAGGCTGCTTTAGCAGGGGGCGGTGGAGGCGGTGGTAGTACAAGCCAGAACATTACGCGAACCACGTTACCTGACGGCAGGGTAGTTTTGACAGTAGATGGTATACCGATTAGCATGAACGATCCTTTCACGATGTTAAGAGACAGGTCTGTTGTAGGTGATACCGATCCTACAGGTGGTCAGCTTGCAAACGCGACATTAACCGCAGTTTCAAATACACAGACAGAAACAGATGCTGAACTTGACTCAATACCTTATATGGGAGGAACATCCCTACGTGAAGAGTTAATGAGAGAGGCCGCTAATGTCACGGATCGAGACACAAGAAACTTTGGTGCCGAGTTTGGCGGTATTAATCCGATTACGGCTGATGTTTCTCCTGTATTAGCTTTGACACGTAATGCCATGAATCAAGGTTCAGGAATCGCGAGTCTTCCTGGCGTAAGTCCGACCTCTCGACCCACGGGTGGCGATGACACGAATCAAGGTAGAAGTTTTCCTAACATTGTTACCTCGCTTCCTGCTTCTGCAACCACGTTAGCAGAATTGGATGCAGAGGATGCTGACCCTGGAACCACGGTAGCGCAAGAGTTAGATGCAGAGGATGCTGCGTTAGCTGTTTCTCCTAGTCCTTTGCCACGACCTGTACAACCTAATTTTATAACTAGAGGTTTATCTGCGCTTTCGGATAGTCTTGGACAAAAAGCCCTTGCTGGACAGATAAGAGATTTACAAGAGTTTATGGAAGTTCCTGGTGCAAAGTTTGATTACACCACTAGACAAGGCGTGGCTCCTGCGGGTAGAGGAGAGTTAAGAATTAGTCCTAATGGTTTTGTTACATATTCGGGCCCTAAAGATGCCAGTTACACGGGTCCTTTTGCAAATCTGGTTAATCCACCCGAAAGACCAGACAAGGATGTAAATGATCCGTGTCCTCCGGGCTTTCAGTTAATTGATGGTGTATGCAGACCTATGTTTGATATTGCGGGTCCAGCAA